CATAACTGCAACATCAATCTAGGAGTCAAGTTGGGCATATCCAAACGTTTTGCCCACCAAGGATCAACTTGTTCTCGCCATTCACGTGCTTGTTTGGTGCGACCTTCCATCATGGTCCTGTCCCACCCAAATACCTGAGACACAGCATCTTTGAGACTATTTGCAAAACTTTCTCTACGGTATTGATGAATATTAACCAAATAGTCAGCCACAGTGTCTTTGCCGCTGCCAATAAATCCACATACCCCAATAATCATAATTGTATCCTATATTTTTTAAGATTTTTTTATCATGCGTATCTTGGTTCCAAGAACACCACAATCTACAAAATTGTTATTTGACTTTAGAAAATCGTCAACTGCTGTTTCAACGCCTGACATATCTGAATCATGAATGAGAAAATAACACTGATCTGATGACACTGCTGAAGTTTTTTCTAAATCGTTTAGTACCATGTCATAGTTATGATCACCATCAATAAACACAACATCAAATTTGGTGTTGGCAACTAGTGTATTATCCAGCAAATCTTTGCTTGAGATATCAACATACACTGTGTTTTGGTTTAAAAATTCATCCATGGCTGGATGTACTCTTTTTATCCAGTCTACAGAAATCACAGTGCCTGTTCCATTATCCTTCAAAGCCGATGATATAATTGATGTACTCCAGCCTTTAAATCTACCAATTTCCAACACATGTTTTGGTTTTTTAGAAAAAACAATACTATAAAGAAATACAGCATCACGCATGTCCATTAAACAATCATCTGCTCCAATAATGTCTTTTATCTTTTCTAGTTCATAAAGAAACACAGGTTGATTGTTATCTTCGGTATTTTCTTTGACTATTTTTAATTCAAAATCAGGCTTCTGTAACAAATGTAAATTTAATATTTCCAGTTGTATCTTTGCTGGTAAGTTTATAAAATCATCCAAAGAATCACACATTGGCCAAGTGTGATCTTTGATATTGTCATAGAAGTTTTTCCAGATATTAGTTGTCATGCTAGTTCCTTTACGTTCAAATATCTCAATGTGTCCTGCAACAAGCCAATTTGGCGGCGGCAGTCTTCAAGAGCATGGTGACTTGTTGGCGGTTTTTCAAGACCAGGCCATAGCCCAAACACAGTTCTACTGTCACGCACTGCATAATATTGCCAGGGGATTAATTTATTATAGCTCTTGTATGCATGTTCTAAAATAGTCATGTCATAGGTTGGGCCTTGTGCCCAAATTCGTTTGGACTTCCAGATTAGTTTTCCAAGTTCGTCTAGGGCTTGGTCAAGCGGGATGCGATTGTCTTCGGCAAACGCTTCGGCCTGTGCTTCTTTTTGAGTGGCCCACCATTCAATGGTACCTTGTTCAATTCTGCGATCGGGCTGACTTTCTAAGTCAATGCGAGCATAGTAGCGCCGATCATGGTAGTATCCGTCGCCAAGCGGGTCAAAGCCCTGAGCGGCAATAGTTAAAATACAGGTTTCGGGGCCAGTTGCCAGGCCTTCTATGTCAATCATCAAGTCCATAACAGCATTGTAGCACACGCTATTATTTAGATCAAGCAGTTAGGTCAATGTCCATGTAAGTTTTAAACCATTCAATCATGCAATCAGATGTGGGATGAAATTTGTCTTTGGACAGTTGCTCAGTATCTTGTGCATACTCAAACATGGGTAGGTCCATGGAAAACTTTGTCCAATCTACCTGGGTGTTAAGAGGTGACGCTTTGTCAAGATTCCCAAGACCAGGCGCGAATTGAGGTTCAATGTGGTCATTATGGATATCGTAGATAAAACTCATTTTGTAGGGGATAGCACGGTGTGCCAAAAAACTTTGAACTTGTATTATAGCCAGCAAAGACATATCACTTAGGTAGCGATTGGTGGACCCAACATATTGATTTTTAAAAAAATATTGCAAAAATGTTGGGCAAGGATACGAGCAGCCACTTAGTCCCCAACCTCCGCTGTGATACCAGGCCATGTCACCAATTTCAGTGAAGTATCCGTAGTCGTATTCACCCAACTTGTTTTTTGATTGTACCTTGTGAAGTTCTTTGCCGATTGGAAAATCCAGGCGATTGATACCGCTCCAAACTACCACAACTTGATCAAATTGTCGTTGGCTACATTCGTAGATAACTCGTGCTGCCATGCTTTGATTTCCCGATCCAGGTGTGGCACGAATTTCAAATTTATCAGTGTTGATCTGAAGTTGATCAATGTTGTGTAGATAACTACACCCCACAAGCAGTGTAGTCAAAGTTATTATCCAATTACTAGGCTCAATGGCTGGCTGCCATCCACATAGAGTTTCAATTCTTCAATGCATTTATCCATGGCTGTTTGTGCTTCTGACTTCATTGCGGCTCCGTTGAGAGTGCCGCCGCCTTGTGGTCCAGCAATGGTTCCAAACTTTTCACGTGCTTCGCCAATGATCATTTTACAGGCGGCCACCATGTAGTCACGGATCCACTGGCTTATTTGAAAGTCGCTTAACAACACCATTTCTGGGCGTAAATTATATGTCCATAACAGGACAACTTCACCACTGCCTCGTGGATCACGTATGAGTTGTAGTTTCTTGGTAACTGGATTAAATGTATAGTTGATGTAGCCGCCAAACATACGTGCCGCAAGCTCAACATACTGTTGATAGAAATCGTAGGTGGCCATACCACCAGCGGCTTGATTAAAGTTCAACAAGTAAACGTTGAGCGTGGCCGCTCCAAACGGATCAAATGATGACGCACCACCAGAGCCAGTGCTCATACCAATAGTTCTACGAAAGATTTGTCTAACTTGTGTAACTTCTTGCGGCAAGGTGTACTCATTGGTATCATTGAGAATTTCCATGAAGCTGTAGCTTTCTTCATAGGCATTCTGTGCACGTTGGCGGTAAACACCAATTGTGCGTTGATAAGCGGCTTCGTAGTGTGCAGGGTCTAGTTCAACATCAATGATTTGACTTGCCAGTTGCAGTTCTACGTATTCAATAAGTTTCTTTTTTAGCGGGTCTAGTGTTTGGTCAGCCATAAGGGGGACTCCAGTCCCCCTTATTTACCAAGCCTTGAGTACAAGCAAATTCTCAGTGCCACGTCCGTTAAACGGCGTTTCTGTGGTGGTAAGATCTTTGTAAATCTTACGTGCCGCTGGCTTGCCGGCTGCTTGCATAGCTTTGATGACCTCGGCTGGTTTACGCACAGTCTTTTGCAGGGTTTCCGCTGTACTAAATCCAATAATGCTGTTGCTTTTTATAGTAAACACCTTGGTGTAGTCATCGGCAACTACATGAATCAACTTGCGTTTTTTGGTGTCATACAACCAGGCTTCAGCTTTGTCCACTAGGCCTGCAGGCGGTAACCCTTTGAGTTTGAGTTCTGCAAATTCCAAGGCATGCTTGAACTTTGCGGCACGTTTCTCTGGCGGCACTGCCCGGACTTTGCGGGGTTTGCGCTCAACCTTTTTAATCTGCACATAGGCACCACAGTCATTGATCACGGTCTCACAGAATTTGAGAACATTGCGCATTTGAATTTTAGTCAAATGACTGTAAGCTTCAACTAGTTGCGAATCTTTGCCTTTGACTACTTCCTCAAACTCAGTTTGTTTCTTTTTCCAAATGTCAGCAATGTTGCTCACCATCTGAGGTGCTACATTCATGCCACGAATGGTCATGATTGGCTTGTAATCTGCTGACATCTTTGCACCTGATGCAATGAAGTCATCAAACAATGCCTCTAGTTCACCGGCACACTCGCTGACTTTCTCTCGCAGGCGATCCTGGATGGTGATGCGTGGCACCGTTTCTTCTACTTCAGCTACCACTTCTACTTGTTTGGTTTCCAACAACTCTTTCAACAGAGATTCTAGTTTGGCCTGTTCAGTTTCAGTCAGTTCCAAGCCCACCATGCTCATGCGGCATAGCCAGCCTGTAGTGAGACGAATTCCCGAGTCTGGCACACCACGAAGCAGTCGAACATCACTCTTACGACCATGCAGTTCCAAGTAGTTTACAATCATTTCTCGGGCATCTTTCTTGCCGTAAAAATAATTGTACCAAGAAAATGCTTTGCTGAGTGCACTGAAACGATTGTCAGTGGGCTGGGTTTTCCAAGTAGGCTCCATGCCCATGGCATTGGTGTCAGCACTACGTGGGTTTAGGGGTTTAACGGGTTTGGTGGCTACAGTCATACCGGCTCCTGTTTGTTTATTGTGTAATTATAGCACATTTAGATTATTTGGTCAAGTTGTACAAAGTAATACTAAAGTTATATCTTGCTCATTTTGTTGGGTACAACAGAATTGCATAAGTTAACATTCGTTCTACATTGGCTATGGCATCATCTAGTCGGTTTATCAAAGTTTCACTTTTGGCACTGGGTCGACCTCGTCTTCGACAGTCTACCAATTCCTTGCTCAATTCCACAGCAATATCATGTGCCGCATTACACATTGTCAGCAGGTCTGCGCATGCATCCATGGGCAGTTTACGGCTTTTTGCTGAAAGTTCATCAATGCGTTTAAAATATTCCAACATATCAAATTATAGCACTTCTGGAATTATTGGTCAACCTGCCCATAAATAGTACACTATGCCAAGACTGTCACTTTACCGCCCAAATCGCACCAACGATTATCAATTTTTTGATCGAACCATTGCCGAGATGTACACTGTTGGCGGCCTAGATATCTATCTTCACAAATATCTTGGTCCAAAAACTAGTGGGGAAGATTCAGTGGAAAGTGGTAACTATGATGCTACTCAACCAGTTTACAGTCAAGAAAATCCCTTGTTTATACAAGACCTGTTGTTGTTGGAAAATAGAGATCGTGCCTACGATCCTGATGTCTACATAATGCGTGGAGTGTACCGAACACAAGACATTGATTTTGACCTCAGTCAATTTGGATTATTTTTAAACAATGACACAGTTTTCATTACATTTCATTACAACAACATGATTGACACCATGGGACGTAAACTCATGAGTGGCGATGTTCTTGAAATACCCAACCTCAGAGATATGAATCCGTTAAACGAGGCCATACCCAGAGCGTTGCCAAGATATTATGTGATTCAAGATGCGGCATTTGCAAGTGAGGGTTTCAGCCAAACCTGGATGCCGCACTTGTGGCGAGTAAAATGTACTCCCATGGTGAATGCCCAAGAGTATCAAGAAATTGTCAACAAACCTTTTGTCAGTGAACAAATTTGGGACAACGGTAATTTTTATCCACAAGGGAGCATTGTGAATTCTGGTGATCAATATTATCAAGCCAAAACAGACGTACCAGTGGGAACAGACATAACCAACACCACCTATTGGCAGTTGATTGATCCCCCAACCACTGCTGATCGAGCCAGTACTAGACCAAGAGACTACGAAATAAACGATGCTATTCTACTAGAGGCTGATATTGAAGTTCCGCTCAGTGGTTATGACACTGTGAAATTTTACATCTATCCCACCAATCCTGACGGAACTCCAGCCGACCCCAATGGTGTTACAATTGATGACACCAATATAAATGCTAGTTCAACTAATACATTGTCCTCCAATCAAAGTCAAACTCCAACAGCTGATGGATGGACCATGGGCTACTTAACTGGCGACGGAATTGCACCAAACGGGCTGCCAGTCACGCCAGGTGTAGCGTTCCCAAACTATGCCGAGCAAGGTCAGTACTGCTTGCGTTTGGACTATTTCCCCAATCGTTTGTTTAGGTATGATGGCCGTGCCTGGATTAAAATTGAAGACAATGTAAGAACCAATCTCAACAACGGTCCTGCTAATAAAACTTTGCGGTCCAGCTTTGTCAACAATACATACACTGTACAAACCACTGACCTGGGCAATATTCCAAGTCGTCAGAGTCTCAGTGAGATACTAAAGCCCAGAGCTGACAACGGTGATAACAACGGAAATTTACCGCCTAACCCTAGACCTCCAGGACGTTAATAAATGCAACAATTCAAAAAGTGGACTGAGGAGATAAAGGCTGCTCATTCCATTAGATGTAAACAACGAGAAGCTAAAA